GGAACTTCGGAGCGCCTTTGCATAAGGGCGGAGAATGGTTCTTCTAGAGAAAACGAGCTTGTTGATCATGGTGACAAAGGAAAGCTTAATATCATCTTCCCGGATAAACTTCATGCTGCATTTTTCTTTGTCGCTGATGTGGGTCTGGCAGCTCCAGACTGCATAACGGTTGAGACTGCTGGAGCAGATCCTTCTTCGAAACACGCCGCCGCATTCGCTACAAATAATTTTCCCGGAAAAAGGGTAGCGCTTCTGGTATTTACGGCCTTGCCTTTGGATTCCTTTTTCTTCTGCATGCTGATGAATCAGTTTCTGCGCAGCATCGAACTCTTCGTGGCTGATGATCGCCTCGTGGTGGTTATGGCAGAGGTACATCGTCTGTTCACCATGATTGTGGTGCCGGTTAAACGCAGAATCGGTCCAGGTCTTTTGAAACAGGCAGTCGCCGGTGTATTTTTCGTTTGTGATCATTCCCCGGAGGGTGCTTTCTGACCATCTGCCGCCTCGCTTGCTTGGGATCTTCTTTTCATTCAGATCCTTTGCGATGGCGGTCATTCCTTTCCCTGAAAGAAGGGAGGTGAAGATTCCTTTTACAATTTCAGCCTGCGCAGGATTCACAGACATCTTTCCGTTCTTCCAGTCGTAGCCGTAGGGAACGCTGCCTGCCTTAAAGGTGCCGCTTTCAAACCGTTTTTGAATGGACCATTTGCTGTTCTGAGAAATAGACGACGATTCATCCTGGGCCATACTCGAGAGGAGGGAAAGAAGCAGCTCGCTTTCCATGGCTCCAGTATCGATGTTTTCTTTTTCAAACCAGATCGGGATGTGAAGCGACAAAAGTTCACGCACAAGCTGAAGACAGTCTGTGGTATTCCTTGAGAAGCGGCTGATGCTCTTCGTGATCACGAAGTCGATTTTCCCTGCTTTGCAGTCTTTCATTAAACGCATCAGCTCCGGGCGCTTGTCTTTCTTCGTCCCGGTGATGCCTTCGTCAAAGTAAAGTCCTGCAAACACAAGATCAGGTCTTGCCGCGATGTAGCTTTCGTAATGCTGTTTCTGGGTTTCTAAGCTTTCCAGCTGCGCGTCCATGTCCGTAGATACGCGGCAGTATGCAGCCGTCCTCAGCTTTTTCTTTGGTTTTGCTCTTGTTTCTTCTATTTTTGTTACTTTCTTCAATATGGTTACCTCCTTTGCTTTTGTCTATTCATCACTCTAAGTAGGGAATTTATCAAGTTTTATCTGGATAGATTTCCGCAAGCAGGGGAGGAAAGGTCTTGAAATTGATGTCGGATAACCGGTTAAACTCTTCAATGCTTATCAGACCAGAATCAAGAAGAAGTTCTGCGATTTTCTGCGCCCTCTGGTAGTTTAATTCGTTTTGCAGTTTTTCTTTCGTATAATATGTTTCACTCATTTCCGAAAGCCTCCTTACAGGTCTTCCGTCAAAAGAAAATCAGAAGTCCGTACTCTGGACTTCTGATTTTCTAGTCTTTTTTGTAAAACGCGCATTCGTATCCGTCTGCACGGAGTAGAAGCCCGGGCGCCCAGGGGGGCGTCTTTCCCATGAGATCACAGATCTCTTGAACTTCAGTTTCCATCGGGCATTCAATAATCAGCTCATCGTGGACATGAGCAACAATAGAGCAGTCTGAAAGGGTGCGCATGGCATAGCAGAGAATGTCTCTTGCGATAGCCTGGATGATGTTTTCTACGAACTTTGGCCCGTAAGACTCAATCCGCTCCCACTTTTTCGCAGGGCCTATTCCCATGTAGGTAACCGATTCTTCTCCAAACCGGTTCTCTCCGATCTTAGGCTTCACGTAAGATAGCCTCCGGCCAGATGGCAGGGTGATAAACAGCATCTGGCTTTGGCATTTGATCGTCAGGCTATGGGTTTTCGTCATAGTTTTCTTTTTTACTGCTGTCTTGACCGCCCGGTCCACATCCCACCAGAGTTTTACGATGTGGGGATTGGCTTTACGCCACATGTCGACGATGGGTTTAAGTTCAGATTCCTTAAGACCCATGTCTAAAGCGCCCATGGCTTTTAGGGCTCCTACGGATCCACCGTATCCGCAGTTATGAACTAACCTTCCCGATACGGTAAAACGGTGATGCTCTCCGGCATTTCGTATGTCATAAACTCTAGTCTTGCTTCGATGAGCCGCCAATTCTTTCTCTTTTCTTTGACAGCCAGCTCTGCACTTTCTATAATTCCAGCTCGGTCCATTCCCTGGCTCAGCTTCTTGACCACAACGCTTCTGGCGTAGGGCCAATATTTCTGTTGGAATTCGCTTAAGACAGTATTTCTTCGATTTGCCTGATTCTGACGGCGAGTTACGAACCGGATGTTTCCGGGCGAGTAATTTCCATTGTTGTTGATCCGGTCGATTTCCATTTCCCGGCTTGGAAGCCCGAAAGTACGAATGAGATAAAGTCCTGCTTCGGTTACTGATGGAAATTCGAACTGTATGCCTCGTCCTCCATAGTTTGGATAGTTGCGATCCTTTGGATTTGTGCATCTCTGCCTTGCAGCGGTAAGACGTCTGTCCAGCCATTTCGGTATTCTCCTTGGTTGAGAGCAATGCTGACAACCCTTTGATTTTCCTCTTCTTAGACTTCCAAGGTCTGTCCACTGAATTCTTCCGCAGCCAGTGCACTGGGTTAGAACGTAGCAGTGATTCCATGTTTTGTTCCATCTCTTTTGAGGACTGATAATTTTCACCCAGCCATACTGCCTTCCCACCATCTCCGGTTTGGACGAGATGTGCGCCGCTTCTGGCGGCTTCTGCAAGGTGTACTGGCTGATGTTTCCCTTCGATGAAAACGAGATGGTCTGGTGTTGCGGTAAGTCCTTCATAGGTAATCACCTCTCTTCTTCCTCTGTAGATAACGCCGTTATGCTTTACCCAGGACCTCCCATCCCAAAGAAGGTCGCTCCTTGTTACAGATTCTATTGGCTTTAAGCCGTGATTGGTCAGGGCAGGCTGACCTTCTGCGATGCAGGCGAGCACCGCGATTTTTCCTTTCTGCCGAAGCTCTCCGTTAATGCCGTGCTTGACCACGGGAACGCCAAACATGGCAGAAGCGGTGGAGCAGTAAATGTCTTCACCGTTTGCAAAGGCATCCATCGTGTGGGTTTCTTTTGCCAGCCAGGCGAGGACTCTAGCTTCAATCGAGGAGAAGTCTGAAACGATGAATTTGTATCCATCGCGGGGGATAAAAGCGGTCCGGATCAGCTGGCTTAAGGTATCCGGGATATCATCATAAAGAAGCTGAAGCGTTTCGTAGTCGCAAGCCTTCACCAGGTCTCTTGCTTCTTTTAGATCCGGCATAGTGTTTCTTGGAAGGTTCTGAAGCTGAATCAGCCGCCCTGAGAATCTTCCGCTCCGGTTGGCTCCGTAAAACTGAAACATGCCTCTGGCCCTCTGGTCTTGGCACATGGCATTTTCCATCGCCTGGTATTTTCGCACGGATGACTTCGCTAACTTTTGGCGGAGTTTCAGGGCGGCCTGAATATCTGGTGGAGCTTCCTTGATCAGCTCTGCCACGGCTTTCTTTCCAAGGGTTTCAGCTTCGATGCCGCGCTTTCTCAGCCAGCTCTTCATCTGAAGCACGCTGTTTGGGTTTTCCAGCCCGGTAAGGTTTCTGAGCTTTCTTGTCAGCTGCTGTTTTGACTGTTCATCGATTTTGATCGCAGACTGAACGAGTATCTGGTCAATTCTGATTCCGCGGTCGTTGATCTGTTGATCTAAATCGTATTCTTCCCAGACGAAATCCGGGACAGGGTAGTTAGAGAGTTTCTTTTGGATGGACATTTCCACTTCTACATCCCGTTTATTGTAGAATTTAAAGAGATCCCACTTGTCAAGTGCATCAGAGGGGAGGTTCCTTGTTCTTCTTCCATTTGTTTTGGTCGGCGTGCAGGGCATGCAGAAATAACGGATCAGGTCTTTACCTTCCGTCAGTTTCTGCTCTTCTAATCCTAAAGCGGCGCCAGCTCCCTTTAAAGACAGCGGAAGCCCAAGGTAAGCAGACCAGATCATGGAGCACCGCCAGCTCTTTGGATTTAGATACTTTGAGGTAAGCCTTTCTGGGTAATAGCGGCGTAAGTAGCGGGACAGGCAGATCCGTTCAAAGTTTGCGTTAAAGGCCCATTTGGTAATTCTGTCATCTGTCAGAGCATCTAAGAGTTCTCTTGGAAGTTTACCTTTTGCCGCTAGATCAATTACGCGAACCGGGCCATCGTCCATGGCGTAACCAAAGAGCAGGATCTCAAAATCAGGAGCTTCTGCATACCGGTACACGCCAGACTTATTCAGGTTGATGCTGGAATAGGTTTCAAGATCGATGTGAAGTTCTTTCAAGTTTTATCACCTCAGTGTAAAGAGGCGGCAAGAAACTCTCGCCGCCCATAGTTATCTTATGCGTCACGTTCGTTCTGCCTGAGCGTTCTTCTTTCCGCTTTCCTTTTATCCTCCTGGATCAAGTCAAGCAGAAGCTTTAATCCAAGAAACGAAAGGGTCAGCATCAGAAGGCAGAAGCTGAGTACAAGAATCGTGCAGAGAAATGTTGCAATCATTGTCTTTCTCCTTGTTAAGCCAGAAAATCATCATCAGAACTTTCCAGGGCAGTAAAATCGTCGGCTGCATTGCTATGACCTCCAAGAGGCTCGCCGTCGCGTACTTTCTGGATGTTTCCAAGTCCGCAGGCAACGCCTTTGTTTCCGTTGGTGTTAAAGGCGTAGAAATTGATAGAGACTCTCGCGAAAACGCCGCTGTAGACTTCCGAGCGGTCCAGGATCGGCTGGACTCTACCGTCAACGATCTGAGGCGGCGTCATGCTGTTTGCGTTGATGAAGTAGCTTCCAGAGTAGGCAGGGTCATCTTTTTCCGTGTCGCCATCCCGAAGAGGGAGCTTCAGCGCTGCTTTATTTGGCTTTTTTCCTCCGAACTTGCCGATGCCTTCTTCAATCGCGGCGTCGACAGCCTTGTTGATTTTCTCGATGGTTTCCTTATCTTCTTTAGAGATGATCAGGGAAGTGCTGTACTTTTCCTTTCCTCCATTGATGGATTTTGGCTCCCAGACGTTTGCATAGGAGAGTCTGACGGTACCGGTTACGACTTTTGTTCTGTTATTCATTTTTCTTCCTCCAATGTTTTAAATTCATCTTCTGCGTTTGCGATGTTAACTTCTGGCCGCTTATCTGTGCTTGGAACCAGCGTCAGCTTCCCGGGCGGCTTCATGATTAAGCTGCCTAAGACATTTTGAAAGGTTTTCTTTCCCATCAGTTTTTCCATTTCGGTGATAGGGATCAGCTTCCTGCTATAGATATCGTGAAAGCCTGCTTTTTCTGCTGCCTTGATGACAGCGCTTTCATCCCGGTATTTCCGGTTACTTCTTCCATGAACGAGCTTCCAGTTTTTCCATTTCTTTCCGTGGTGAATCGCCTGATCACTTGCGTATGCCGTGACATCATTTGCCCATTTGGTTAGCCTCGGAAGCTGCGGCAGGATCTCTTCAATTTCTTCGTCTGAGAGCTTTGGCGGAAGGGCAAATTCCTTCCTGGCAAGAGACAAGTTCGCTTCTGCTCTGGCCCGGCACTTGACCGCAGCCTTACAGAAAAGACACCAGTCGCCGCAGCAGAACTCTCCATCACCTCTGTCTGCTAATATTGCTTTTGGCTTTAAGACTTCCTTGGCCCATTTCTTTAGCTCTTTTACAGATTCTGTCCAGGTGCTGATGTTTTCCCGCCGCGGCTGAAAGATTGTCATCGCGACTTCAGTGAAATCATAGAGATGTTCATAAAGATCTAAGGCTCCAAGAGCATACAGCTTCATCTGCGGATTTTCTTCAGCCTGCACGACAATTCCCTGGCCGTATTTAAAGTCAATGACGTGAAGCCTATTGTCTGACACGATGATGCAGTCTGAGGTGCCAAAGGAGCCAGGAACGTATCTGGTCAGGTCTAATTTTGTCTCCACATAAACCTTCGCATCTGGACAGGTCTTCTTTTCCATCTCCAGCTGCTCTAAAATGTAGTCCCGGTAGTCATCGGTGAAGCCCTCCATCTCGTCTGAATCATAGCTTGATATTGGTCTTCGGCTTCTCATCTTTAAAGCCTTCTTCAGCTTGTGCTCGGCCAGCGCGTGAGCAGCCGTGCCTTCCGCTGCAGCAGGGGTTTCCTTATCCGTGAAATCAAGCTCAAACCTTGGCGCCCTGGTGCAGTGAAGCCATCTTTCCGCGCTGGAAGGGGAGAGGATGGCGTGGTCTCTAGCTGGCACTTCCAAACACCTCCGCTTCTTTCAGCATTTCGCTGTAGTGCGAGGGATCGATGGCTGAGAGCTTGTCCGCGCCATATTTCTTGATGAGAGCCCGGACCTTGTCGCCATAGCCTTCTCTGGACTTTGCTGCAAGTACTGCCCGGATGTCGGAAAGCTGAATCGGATCTTCCTGTTTAGCTGTTTCTTCCATCGGCGCATTCACGATCCGCTCTAAGTCATCTGCAGCTTCCCGGATGTGTTTAATCAGGCTGCTTAAATCGTCTCTTCGGATAATCATAGCTTCTCCTTTCCTGAGTGTTTGTTTTACCTTACA